TTTTTCGGCCAAGTTCGTGAAAGCGCGCCAGGAAGCTTTGGAGAAAATTCAGAAGATCAATGACGACAAGTCTTTGTCCGATGATGAAAAGAACAAGCTGCTGGGGCCATTACGAGAAACGGTAAATAAATCTTATCTGGTACCAGCCCAAAAGTTGGTTGAGTCTTTATCATCGCGCAAGACCGCAACTGAAAAGCAGATCGCACACTTCAGCGATCTGCTGGAAAAGGCAAAAAAAGAAGGAAACACAGAACAGGTACAGAAGCTGCAGGGCAGTATTCGTGGCTATCAGGAACATCTTGAAACTGTTGCTCAGGAACTGACACAGGCTGAGTTTGAACGCGATAACGCGGCGAAAACCGGGAAGGGCGTGAAGACCAACCAGGGAACAGTGCTTGGGTTGGGCACCAGCGACAAAGGCGCTGATAAAGCGCTCGCGCAGTACATGCGCAACCAGATGGACTCTGCGGTTTACCAGCGCACGCTGCCTGATGGCACACCAATGATGGATTTTGAAGGAAAACCTATCATTGGGCCGAAGCAGCTTAAAACCCAGCTTAACCTGCAGAAAGCCTCCACTGCATCGTCTCTGGAAAAGATGAGTGAGAAGGAGCGTGCAGCCGCCATAGCCGCACTAACCAAAGCTCGTGAACAGGATGCCGCTGCCGCCGAGAGAGCAGGGAAGCGTACCGCGAATGCCTCTGAACGCGCCGCGAAGAGAGAGGAAAGCGCGCAACAGAAGCTGGCTGCCGGCTACCAGAAGGCTCTGGATAAAGCTGATCAGCTCATGGGGCAAATGGGCGAAAGTTCAAAGGCCACTGTGTCGTTTGATCAGTCGCTGCGTGATGTCACTAAGTCACTAACCGATCTTGCAAACGCCACGCCTAACGAGTTTATCTCGCAGGAGATGGTTGACCAGGCCAAAAAACGTCTCGCGGATTTGAGGAACGCTACCCCCGAATACCGTGAAATGTTTAATCGCCGCAACGTCGAGCAAATGATCAGCGCTTGGGCGCCGGAATCGGATTCGATTATCAGCGCAGGCTTGATGCAAAGCCATGAGGAGAAGGCTGCCGAGTTTTCGGATACCTACAACCGCAATCTTAAGGCGCTGATTGAGCTGCGTGATAAAGCGACTGACCCGAAAATCATCTCGCTTTACAACAAGCAGCTTAATCAGTTGGTGGCCGCTGGCAACAATGCGCTGATTAAGCAAACAGGTACAGCGACCCAGCAGTTGGCTCTGGAGTATGAGAACCTGGCTGAGCAGATTGAGGGCACCTGGACAGATCTGTTTAGCGGCTTAACCGACACGCTTACTGACTTTGTTGTTAACGGGAAGATGAGCTTCTCCAGTCTGGCCACATCGATCCTTAAAGACATCACCAACATGGTCGTGAAGACCCAGATCACTCTGCCTCTCATGAATATGTTGGGAATGGGAACGACAAACGCCGGCAATGCACAAAGTGGAAATCTCATGAATGGCGTAGCGTCTGCGATCGCTAATCAAGGGGTTCAGCTCGGTAATTCTGGTGGGGCGGTGGCCAATGGGGATAAATCTGTCGGCGAGGCCACTAAGGAGGCAGCCTCCGGCGTGAACTCTATGGGGCAAGCGTCTCAGAATGCGGCCAGCGGTTTAAGCCAGGCGGTGAATGGTGTCTGGGACTGGACGAAGTCATTGTTCACCGGTACTGACGCTACGAAAGATCAAACCAAAGCGGTTAACAGCAGCATCCTCAGTATGGGGAATCTGTCTACCGCGGCGGGGGCACTGGCAGCAACATTCGCCATGGTAGGTGCTTCGTCGTCGAGTTCGTCCAGCCGTTGGCTGAATTTCGGTCTGTCACTGGCCAGTACCGCAGTGTCCGCCTGGGCTGGGTCAGCTTCATCGTCTTCATCTGAGCCAAAGCCTAATGTGAAGAAACACGCCAATGGCGGCATCTTTGGCAAGGAAGGGGTTGTACCTCTGAGAGCCTATCAGAAAGGCGGAATCGCCACCTCACCGCAGTTGGCGATGTTTGGCGAGGGCTCAATGAATGAGGCTTACGTACCGCTGCCAGATGGTCGAACCATTCCAGTCACACTTTCTGCAGAGTCGGCTGGAAAGAGTACGGGTAACGCGGTGTCCCCTGTCTCAATTCAAATCAATGTGACCAAGGATGGACGAACCAGCGAGAGCAGCAGTGGAAGCGAGAGCAATCTCTGGAACGGTGCAGCGCGGCAAATTAAGTCGATTGTGCTTGAGACGATTGCCGAAGAGAAACGTTCTGGTGGTTCACTTAATCCGCATACCACCAGAGGGTAGTAAAGCCGGCCGCCTTAGCGGGCGGCCATCACAAGGAAGTGATATGTCGAGGAAAGTATTTAATTGGTATCCAGATTATGAGTCTGAGAAAACCGTAAAGCCTAACGTGACCGTGCTGAACTACGGCGACGATTACGAGCAGCGCCAGTCGCAGGGGCTCAATCGGATTAAAGAAGAGTGGTCTCTCACGTTCACCCGCAGCCATGACGTGGTAAACGACGTTGATGACTTTTTGACTGCCCGCGCAGGGGTGGAGTCATTCATTTGGACTAACCCAAGAGGCAAAGCAATTATCGTGGTTTGTGATAGCCATACGGTAAAGCGTTACCCAGGCTATCAAGTGCTTACGGCAACATTTAGACAGGTTTTTGAGTCTTAATTTGCGGCTATAGATAAGTAAGTACTTATCTATTATTATATATCAACGTCACAGGATGTGACGTTGAGTTTTTCAAGGATGAAGTGATGGGTATTAGAGCTGATATTCAGAGTTTATCGCCTTCTGCGCTCATTGAGTTGTTCGAGCTGGATATGTCGGTGACAACCTCCGGCGGCAAGTTGTATTTCCATGCCGGCACCAACGGGCTTAGCCAGCCAATTGTCTGGCAGGGAGTTTCCTATGAGCCGTGGCCAATTAAAGCGTCTGGCTTTGATAAAAGCGGTCAGGGAACACTTCCTCGTCCAAAGATTCAGGTTTCCAACTACGACGGTGTAATTTCTGCGGAGCTGCAGGCCAATGACGATCTGATTGGCTGCAAAATCATTCGCAAGATGACGCTTGCACGTTTTCTGGATGCGGTGAACTTTCCGGATGGAAACCCGACCGCAGACCCAAGTCAGCATTTCGCTGATGAAATGTGGTTCGTCGAACAGAAGACCCTGGAGACACACCAGTATGTCGAATTCGAGCTGTCCAGCGTCTTAGATCTGATGGGTGTTCAACTACCGTATCGTCAGATCATCAAAAACAGCTGCCCGTGGAAATATCGCGGAACAGAGTGTGGCTACACCGGCCCATATTTCGACAAAAACAACCAGCAAACCTCTTTGGCCGGCGCCGACTACTGCACCAAGCGTTACGACGCCTGTAATGCTCGTCGCAACTACTTCGCGAATGGCGTTATTCATTTTGGCGGATTTATTGGGGCGACACGATATGAGTAACCAGACGTTACCTGAGCTGGGCTCAGAAGTCATGCAGGATATCTATCGTTGCGCTATCCAACGTTACCCGAATGAAGCGTGTGGCTTTCTGGTACGCACACAGGGTGAGAAATATCGCTTTATGGAAGCGATGAATGTCTCTGAAACGCCACGTGAGGATTTTGTCATGCGTGCCAGCGACATTATTGCGGCCGAAGATGCTGGGGAAGTGATCGCTATTTGGCACTCTCACGTTGAGCGCAGCGCAGAGGCGTCAGACCCGGATCGCTCCGGGTGCGAGGCGACGGAACTACCGTGGATGATTCTGGCAATTCGCAAAAATGTGGAAAGCGATATGCCATTCCACTTTAGCGAAATGAACGTCATTTATCCGTGTGGTTTTGAGATGCCCTACCTCGGGCGCCCATACGTATTCGGTGTGTTTGATTGCTGGATGCTGTGCCGCGATTACCTAAAGCGTGAATTTGACGTTGAGCTGAATGCAAACGCCCACCTGCATATTCCTTCCTGGTACACGGGGGACAACGACATCCTCGACCAGAACTACCGAAATGAAGGACTTGTCCGCATGGCGCCGGGGACGGAGCCCCAGCGCGGCGACATCTTCTTCATCCAGTACGGGAAAATGCCAGATCACTGCGCGGTATACATCGGCGACGGCATGATCATGCATCACCAGATCGACCGTCTCAGCTGTCGGGCTTATTACGGTGGGATGTATCAGAAGCACACGACGCATCACCTGCGTCACAGGGATTTACTCAAGGGAGACGAGACGTGTCTGAATTAGTTCATGTTCAGCTCGGCGGTGCGATGGCAAAGAACTTTGGCCGCCACTGGAAATTGAAGGTGCGCAACACCAAACAAGCCATCGATTTGATTGAGGCGAATCGCCCGGGCTTTAAAGCCTGGATTAAGCGTAACCGTAACCACTTCGATAAGTACCACATCCAGGTCACAAATAAGCAGGGCCACAAGTGGTCAATGGACGACACCGAATACCAGATGATGGGCGAGTCGGAAAATATCGCAAAAATCCGCATTACTCCCGTACCACGTGGCAGCGGTGGTAAGGCGTTTGGGTGGTTCCAGACTTTCGTGGGCGCCGCGATGATCGCTGTCGGCGCTCTGGCCTCTGGGCTGACTTTTGGTGCGTCTTCCGCGCTGGTGATGGGAGGGATGTCATTGATGATGGGCGGTGTGTCCATGCTGATTTCGCCGCAGGCATCAAATGCGTCTGTCAGACAGGCGGATAACACGGATTCGTTTTATTTCGATGGGCCTCAAAACACCAGCAACCAGGGAAACCCGGTTCAGCTTAATTACGGCGAGGAAATTTTAGTTGGCTCACAGATTGTGAGTTCTTCAATCACCATAGACCAACTGTAAGGGAAGTTTTTTGAACATGGATCAGTTCAAGAAAAAGAGATTGCCCCTCCTGATTGCGGGAGCGGGCGGCAAAAAGAGCTCAGGCTCAAGCCGTACACCAGTTGAAGCGGATGATACCGTTAATTCGCGGGCCATGGCGTCTATCCTCGATCTGCTCGGGGAAGGTGTTGTTGGTGGGCTTATTAACGGTGCTAAATCTATCTTCATCGATGGCGTGGCGCTGGAGAACGAAGACGGATCATTCAACTATTCCGGTGTAACCTGGGATTTCCGGGATGGTTCGCAAGACCAAAGCCCGATGCCTGGTTTCGATTTTGTCGAAACGCCAAAGGCCGTTAACACACAGCTGAAAACCACAAACGCGGTTACGGTCGCCATCGATAACGACGACGCTGATCGTGTCCGAGTGATCATGAAGTTCCCGTCGCTGCGTAGCATTGACAAGAAAACAGGGGACACAAACGGTACTTCGGTCCAGTTTAAGTTCCAGCTGGCCAATGGCAATGGCTCTTTCTATGACGTGATTGCTACAGGTGAGATCAGCTCTGACGTGACGCTGACTGCGAAAAAGACTGGTGTCTACTACCGCAGTTACGAAATCCAGCTTCCAAAGCCTGGGCGTGCCTATAAAGTGCGCGTGCTTCGTCTCTCCGCCGACAGCAACGATCAGTATCTCTTTAACGATACCTGGGTCGACTCTATCGGTGAGATCGTTGACACCCCAATGAACTACCCGAACTCCGTTCTGGTTGGCCTTAAGGTTAACTCTGAGCAGTTTGGTAGCTCTATGCCGTCACGTTCGTATCTTATCCGTGGCCTCAAAATCCGTGTGCCTTCGAATTATGATGAAAACACGAACACTTATAACGGCGTTTGGGATGGAACCTTTAAGCTTCTGTCGTCTTCCAACCCAGCCTGGATTCTGTTCGATCTGCTGACCAATGCTCGTTATGGCCTCGGCAAATTTGTTTCGGAGTCAATGATTGACCTTGGCCAGCTTTATCAGATCGGTCGCTACTGCGACGAAGAGGTTGATGATGGCTTTGGCGGCAAAGAAAAACGCTTTGCAATCAACACCCAGATCACCAGTCGTCAGGACGCTTATCGTCTGATTCAGGATATTGCCGGCGCTTTCCGTGGCATGGTTTTCTGGGCTGGTGGCATGGTGAATATCATGCAGGACAGCCCGTCTGACCCTGTCATGCTGTTTACCAACGCAAACGTAAAAGATGGCCTGTTTACCTATAAAGGCTCTGCTCGAAAAGATCGGCCGTCCGTTGCTCTGATTACCTATAACAACAAACAAGACGGCTATAAGCAGAACGTTGAGTATGTTGAAGATCAGGAAGCGATGGCCCGTTATGGGGAGCGCAAGACCGAGGCCGTTGCGTTCGGATGCACCAGCCGAGGTCAGGCTCATCGTGTAGGTTTGTGGCTGCTCTATACCGCGCGTATGGAGTCAGACATGATCACCTTTACCGCGGGCCTGGACGCCTCGTTCCTGATGCCGGGCGAAACCGTTCTGATTCAGAACAAATATCGTGCCGGCAAACGCAATTCCGGTCGCATTGTCTCTTTCACCAAAAACAGCATCACCCTCGATGCACCTGTCTCTCTGAAAAAGAGCGGTAGCTTCATCCGCATCATCAATCAGGAAGGCAAAATCGTTGAGCGAGACATCAACGAGACCGGCGACAACATCACTAAAGTTACCTTCAAGACGGCGTTGGCCACAGCCGATCAACCAGTAGCGAATGGCGTCTGGACGATCACCGAACCAGACCTGGTTCCAATGCGGGCGCGCGTTGTCGCTATCGCGCAAGGTGAAACCCCGGGGTCGTTTGATATCACGGTGGTGCAGAACAATGCATCTAAGTACCAGGCGATTGATAACGGGGCCACGCTCGTTCCAGAAAATACGACGGTTCTTGATCCCACATATTCCAAACCGAGCAATCTGGTCATCTCAGAAGGCACCTATCTGTCCAGTCCGGGCAACTTGTCCGTGAAGCTGATGCTTGCCTGGGAAGGTAAATCACCAGAATACTGGGTCAGCTGGCGCCGCTCCGACGAGGGCAACGTCTCCAACTGGCAATCTGCCCGCGCCACGGAAGAACAATATGAAATCGTCAATGTTGCCGAAAATGGGCGATATGACTTCCAGCTGTATTCCGTTTCCTTCGGCGGCAAAAAATCCGAGATCATTACTGCTGTCTATCAGGTAAAAGGCACGATGACGCCGCCAGGGGCGCCCACATCACTGACCGCGGTGGGGGATTATCGTAACGTGGTATTGAATTGGGTTAACCCTGATTCAGTCGACCTCGCGCAGATCAACGTGTATGCGTCCAAAACAAATAAGCTGGACACCGCGACACTCATTGCTCAGGCCGCCACAACGACTTTCACTCACGCTGGGCTGGGTGACAACGAGACCTGGTATTACTGGATTCGTGCGGTAAACAAACGTGGGATGGTAGGCCAGCCGAACTCGAACCTCGGTACAGAGGCCACCACTCGCGACGTATTGTCTTTCCTGAAAGATAAGATCACATCTTCTGAACTCGGCAAGGAGCTGCTCGACGAAATCGACAGCAAAGCCACTCAGGAGGCGGTAGACAACGCCATTGGCGAGGTTCAGAACTCAGTCAACGAGTCTATTCAGCAAGTTGAAAACGACCTTGCGCAAACCTCCTCCGAAATTAAGGCGCAGGTTGACTCTGTCAATCAGTCGCTGAAAGAGAACATTGATACCGTCAATCAGACAATTGTCGACAATATCGATACGGTCAACCAGAAGATCAATACCAACATCTCCAATGTAAACAGCCAAATTGAAGCTGCAAAACAGTCGATTAAAGACGGCGACGCTGCTCTGTCGCAGGAGATTAAGAAAGCGCAGTCATCACTGACAACGTCGCTGTCCCAGACCAGCAAAGATCTGACTGCGGCCATTCAGAAAGAGACGAATGACCGTATTGCAGATGTTAATGATGCAGCCAAGCAAGCGGCCGACCAACTGCTGAGCGCGAAGAATGAGCTGAAGACCTCTATCGATAGCTTGTCTGAGGTTGTGACCTCCGGTGACGAAAATCTCGCGCGACAGATCTCGCAGATTGCCGCCGGCACAGGGGAACAGTTCGACTCTCTGAAAATCTGGTATTTCGACCAGGACGCTGAAGGCTGGACGGAAGATGATAATGGCTACACGCCAATGAGCGTCACCAGCGATGGCTGGCTGAAAGCGAACAATCCGACCTCAACCTGTCGTTCCCCTAACGGATTGACGATCGATGCCCATGCTTATCGTTTCATTAAGATGCGCATTAAAAAGGTTGGCAACCCAACCTGGAACGCCAAAATGTTCTGGATCGGCGCTGATGAAACCGGCTGGAATGCTGGTCGCTCCGTGGTTATCAATGAACCGGAATACGATGACAAGGGTATTGCGATTCTGACCCTGCACGACATTGAGTGGCGAGATTCGACAACGATTCGTCGTTTCCGCTTCGATTTCACTTCAGGTCAGGATGCGGACAATTACCTGTTATTCGACTGGATCGCCGTCGGTCGGCCGACGCCGGGCGCAGGCATGGCCGCGTTACAGGAAGAGCAGCAGGCTCGTGCGAATGCGGATACCGCCGAAGCGCAGGCGCGCAGCACATTGGCTGCACAAATCCGCGGTTCCTCTGAAAGCGGAAATCTGGACGACATTCGCTCCGGTCTGATCTATCAGGAGAAAAATGCTCGTATCACCGCCGATGCTGCGGAAGCGAGTGCGCGTGAATCCTTGCAGACTGAATTCAACAGAAACAAAGCCTCTGTTGCAGAAGAGCTGCATACGCTGTCCACTGAACAAGCTTCCCAGGCAAGCAAGATTACCGGGTTGCAAACAAGCCTTGGCCAGAAGGCCGATGCCAGTGCGGTACAGACAATTTCCCAGAAGGTCGAAGAGCAGGGCAATACCCTTAAATCACAAGGTGCGGCATTGTCTACGCTGGATAATCGCGTAGGAAGTGTTGAGTCTGGTGTATCTGCGAACAGCAAGGCGATCACCGGTCTGCAGTCGACCGTAACCCAGCAGGATAAAACCCTTAGCAGCCAGAGTGAAAGCATCACCACCCTGAATAACTCGCTGAGCGATATCCAGAGCGATACCGATACTGCCAAAAGCAACCCGAGCAATTTGCTGGTTAACGCTTCCTTTGAGCGTGACCTGGCAGGGTGGTCTGCAGGAAACAGCGTATCCAGTGTTATCAAAGCGAGTGCGCCCCATTCTGGTAGCAAAATTCTTGTTTGCGCCGCCGGAACGGTGCAAATCGCGCAATCTGTAAGCGTCGTCGAAGGGCGGACATACAAGCTGTCCTCTTTTGTGCGGTGCACCACTGATGCGGTGATCAGCAGCCCTGGCAACAACAAACTGCGTATTGGCGCGGCCACGTTGCTCAAAGAGATTCCGATCCGTCCGGAGAATCTGCCCAAAGATGAAACATGGAAAGAGGTCTCTGATACCTGGAAGGCAACGCTGACCGGTAAAGTTGACGTATCGATCATGTCTTCTCTCAAAACCGGTTCTCAGTACTTCGATGATGTTGGTTTTGTTGACGTCACTGATGCTCTGGCGATTGAGGCGAACGCCAGTGCCACCAATGCTTTGACCTCTCGGGTATCGTCTGTTGAGGGCACCATCACAAGCCAGGGGCAGCAGATCACTTCGATGCAGAACAGCATCAAGAACAAAGCTGACGCTTCCGCTGTGACTAATCTGACAAACCGCGTAACTGCTGCCGAAAATCAGATCTCCAGCCAGTCCCAGAGCATCACCAGCCTGTCAAACTCGCTGGATAACGCCAATGCTGATGCGGATGCCTCGAAATCGATCATCGGCAACATGCTCAAAAACAACTCTTTTGAGCGTGGTTTCGAAGGTTGGGAGTATGTCGGCTGGACTCTGCTGGAGGCCCAGAACCCCAAATCGGGGAAATACATTATCCAGGCGGGCAAACTGGCCTCTGGCGGTGACTCGGGCTGCAACCAAACGATCGAGCTGCAGGCTGGCAAGACTTATCGTATCGGCGCATGGGTTCGCAAATCCGCTGACTTCGCCATCAATAATGCCGGTAACAACAAGATTAGTCTTCGAAACGCAGATCTGACGCCGATAAAGGATATCCCGATCACCGGCGCCGGGCTGTCGACTAACTGGGCACTTATTAGCGGCGAGTATACGCCAGCCAAAACCGCCAGCGTGGTTGTGTCTCTGCGCGCAAGTGTCGCTTCCGGCTATATGTATCTCGATGACGTCTTCTGCGTTGACGTGAGCAATGAGAAAGCGATTGATGCGACGTCCAATGCGTTATCAACCCTCAACAGCACCGTGACCCAGCAGGGAAAAGACATTACGTCGAACTCCAACAGCATCACTTCGCTGTCAAACCAGATGGTTCACGGCCGCCAGAACATGTGGGTGCGTAGCGTATACAACGTACAACTGACGAACAATACCACTGAGCCGACCTTTAGCGATATCAACGGTAAGGCGCCAATCTCGATCGATGAGGTTCCTGACGCGGCAAAACTGGACTTTGCGAGCGCCGGCAGTTACGTGATCGCGCATTACAAAGCCTTCGTGAAGGTTAATGCTGATACCACCATCACTATGGCACCAGGGTCCCGTGTTTTTGATGATACGGGCGCCGTATACGTGAACGGTGTTAGGGCTGCTTTTGGTAATTCGAGCTGGAATACGGTTAGCTTTGATCTGAAAGCTGGCTGGAGCACGATTGAGTTCCTGGTGAACCAATGGACTGGTCAGGCTTACATTAACCTCGGCTTTAAACTGTCCGAGAAGGTAGCCCAACTGAATTCTGCTCTTGGGATGAACGCGCTTTCGAATGCCATTAGCGCCGTCACCTCAAACGTCAGCACCGTAGGTGATCGCGTCACGAGTACCTCACAGAGCGTTACTGACCTGCGAAATAGCCTCGAACAGACCAACGCTAATCTGGCGAATAAGGCAGATGCACAGGCGCTGTCTACGCTGCAAAATACGGTCTCCAAGCAGGGGGATACGATTTCCAGCCAGGGTAACAGCATCACGAACCTGAATAACACCCTGACCGCTGCCAGAAACGCCGGTGACAACCTGATCCCGAACTACGATTTCCTGCAGGGTGCAACTGCGTGGGATATCCAGTATCCGGCGGGCGTTACTTTCGGCAACTTTGGTGATGGTAAGGCTGGGGTTAAGCTGAACCGGACGACCACTACCAGCCCAGGCATCTTCTCCAACAACAACAAGCCGCTGCCGCTTAATGGTCAGCGCAAATATCGTGTTGTGGTCAAAGCCAAGGGCGTGTCCGGGGCGATGAACATGTTGATCCGGCGCCAGAATAAAATCGGCCAGACCGACAGCAATTATGAAGATAAAAACGTCACACTAACCAGTGAGTGGCAGACCATTACCTGGGAGACTGGACTTACTGCCTCTAACGCTGATGGCCAGAACTTTAAGCTTTACGCGCACCCGGCTAATGCCGAAATCTGGGTTGATACCTTTAAGGTCTTTGATATCACGGATGAGGTGAAGATCAAGGCTAATAGCGATGCGCTGTCTACGTTGTCGAGCACGGTGACGCAGCAGGGTGACAAGATCACCAGTCAGGGCAACAGCATCACTAAGTTGACCAATGACCTCGAAGCCGCTGACGCAAACATCGCGAAAAAGGCCGATCAGTCGGCAGTCACTACGCTGACAGGTCGGGTAGAGAAGACGGAGTCCGGTCTGACGGCGGCGAACAGCAACATTACGTCGCTCAGCAGTTCTCTGAACCAGCAATCCAAACGCGGCGCTAATCTGCTTCCTGATGGCACTTTTGAAAGCTACGCGGTTGGCCACAATCTATCAAATAATCGCGTTATCGTGACCACTGATGACTCGCATGGCGGTAGTAAGTGCATCCGTGTGACGCGTCCGAATGATTACAACGCTAACGCAACTGATAACAGCGATAATCACATTTTCAGCGGTTTCCAGGTACGCGATAACGCAGTCTTCTATATGGAATGCTGGGTTAAGCTGGATGCCAAGAGTACCGCTATGGCCGAGAATGCGCAGATCTCCATTGGCTTGTCGCTCCAGTATCAGGACAATTCCTGGCAGTGGCCAGCAGTAACCAAAGCGGCGAAAGAGCTGTCTACAGCTCAATGGACGAAGGTTTCTGGTTACCTGAAATCAACGAAGAGCGGTATTAAGCAGGCAATGGTGAG